TGACAGGAGGTTTTTAAAAGTGGTAAATTTAGGATTTAAAAATGCTAGAGATCCAATCGTATATGTATTAGACCAAGAATTAAGAAAAAGAAATTTAAAAAACAAATTACAAATGCAAAATTGCGATCTATGGGATGGATCATTAGTCGAATATCCAGTGCAATTAATTAGAGATAGTAGTAATAAAGTTATAAAATGTATTTATGGTGTGGGTGAACAACAATGGAGTGAGGAGCTTATAAGGGATTCTAGTAATAAAGTATACGAAATCTTAGTTACTTATCCAGATTCTAGTCAACACACTATTCATATTCATAGAACAGGTAAATTAGTTGATTTTGTATCAGAAACATAGGAAGTGTATAGAATGAGTTTACCGAGTTATGTTATAAACTTTGATGAGTTAGCAGATGCGATAAAGGATTATTTACAAAATGGTGTTAATGTTGATATCGGAAACATAACAGTTCCTACACCTAATATAGAAGATTTATTAGCTCAAATAAGAGATAAAATACAGGGCGTAAATTATACAGATTTAATTAATGCATTAAATGATCTTGGAATTAAACTGGATGGACTTTCTGGTAATTTAGGCATAAGTGGCATACAGAAAATATATGGAGAAATGCTTGAAATACCTGCGAGTACAGGGGCATATACAATAGAATTTATGGTGCCAAAAAGCGGTAGGATTACAGGTATAACAACTTCTCAATCAGCTTGGAATTTTCAAGATACATGGGATTTAAAAGTAGAAGACAATATGTTATTTACTGGTGTTCGTACTAAAGAATATGGAGAAAATAAATTCTTTAATGTATTTTACCAAGTGACTGCAGGGCAGAAAATAGACTTTGTATTTAACAATGCCAGTGGATCTTCTAAAATATTGTGGGTGGATTTTAATATATTGGAGGATGCGGCATGAGTTTACCAAAATATGTTATAAATTTTGATGAACTGGAGACTGAGTTAAAAAAAAATTTGCTGCAGTTAATAGATGATGCAATGAGAAATAAATATCCTCAACTAGATACAGGAGATATTGAGGCTCTATTAGCTGAAATAGAAGATTTATTACCTGATGAAAAATACAAAGGTCTTAAAAATAAGATAGAACAATTTTTATTGTACAAATATGATGGAACACAGCAAGTTCAAGGTGGAATAATTGATATACCTGCTATTATGAAAGACTATAAAAAAGATTTTATCTTTGATAAAGATGTGTTTTTAACTGGACTCCACCTAAATCAAACAGGATGGAAAAAAGAAGATAGATACAGTCTGTTAATAAATAAAAATAGAATAATAGATAGTGCAACTACAAAGGAAATAGGGGAGCATAAATACTTTAATACTTACTATAAAGTAAATGCCAATACGCCTATTTCTTTTATTTTGCACAATTTAAGTGGCAACAGCAGACAGACTTTAATTGACTTGGAGTATATACAAGGCCAAGAAAGTACAATTGAGCCACAAGCACTGGATGATCCAGACGTGCCTGATATACCAAATGATTGGGATATAGCAGTACGTATGCAGTGGGAAAAGGATACACCTTGTGATATGGACCTCCATGGAATTATGGGTGATATGCATGTTTGTTTTTGGAATAAATCCTATAGTGGATTCTATTTAAATTGGGATTGGCTCCAGCATATATCCAATAATAATCCAGAAATAATTTCTGTTAAAGGACACCAGGATAAAGTATTGGATATATATGTTCAGGACTATAACCAGGTAAAATTAAACAGCCCTGTGAATGTACAAATATATGAGAAAAGGTCTTATGGTGTAGTGCTTCTTAAGGAATACAACATTGCAGTTGAAAATATGAGTTCTTTAGGATATGGAGTGTGTAGTATAGATTTAAAAACTAAGAAAATAACAGATATGTTTACTAGAAAAAATATATTTATTAGGTAGGAGGGAGATAAAATGGCTATAACAGAGGATTTCTATTATGCTGAAGGCAATTGCAGCGTAAAAACTTTAGTTAAAACTTTAGTAAAGGAAATAACACAAAATGCAGGAATTTATAATTGGACTTTGGTTGTTCCTGATAGCATAGATAAGATTGGAATGGCAGGAACAGCTGAAACAATAAATTTAATAACAGATGGAAGTACAACTGATAAAGTTCAAACTACTTTTACATCTTCAAAGCAAAATGATACCTGCATAATAAAAGCATCTACATCATATGGTAAAACTTTTTATGTTAAGATTAGTAGACCTGCAAGAGAACTTACAGCATTAGAAAAGAAGTCTATACAGACATTTAAAAATTCGCATACTTATAGTGATCCTAGTGATGCAGTACATTCAAGGACTGATGCACAAGTCCTTGAAATAATGGCAGAAAAAAATACAGATGGTACTGATAATGGGTACAATGACTATGTGAGTGCAATGACACCAGAATTAGCTTTAAACAATATAAGATTTCAAATATCAGCTTCACTTAATTCTGATAATACAGATATTAATGTTTCACAGGATATACAGGAAAAGTATAACTATAGGTTAGCTTGGTATAGAAATTTACAACCTGAAATAAAAGATTTTTTACCTGTACAGTATTGGATTTGCGTAACCAAAGATAGCATTAATCTAGTATTAAGAGGAGATCCTTCGGCTGATGTTGCACCATATAATAATTATTTAACATCTTATGCTTATATCGGAGCATTAAAGCCTGTAGAGGATTCAGCTTACACGGATGATGAATATAATTTTGGAATAACAACATCCTCTGATGTTGAACCTGAGTATAGTAATCCATATGGAGAAAGAACTGCTACAGGAGTAACTGATGTGTGTATGATAGCAAATAAAACAGGTATGCCATATCAACCGCATTATCCGGCTTTTTATAGTACTAATCCGTTTATGGATAAGTGCAGTACTGAAGGAAGCAGGTGGAACCATAAGAAACATCAATTTTCCGATATTACATTAGTTCATCCGGTAGATATGGAAAGAGGAAAAATGATTAATGCGCTGGTGGGAGATGCTTCAAGTATTTATGATACAGATAAGTTGGTGTATATGAAAGGAACAGATTCGGAGGAAAATTACAAGAAATTTAAGATTACAGCACCATTTAATTTTTTAAATAATAGTGCAAATATTAATTACTGCATTGCTATTAGATGCCCTCAATCTATTGAGTAGGAAGTGAGATAAATGCCCTTGCATATAATTCCCTTGTGTGATTTTAAGTATGCAGGGGATGTTTATTCTGGAGCAACTTTCAAGTATGATACTGTTGGAAAAATTTCAAAAGCTGAATTGAAATTACTTTCTAAAGGGTCAAAAGAGGTTGAAAAAAATTCTAAAAAACTACTTTATAGAGCTACATCTGATATGTTAAAAAATGATAAAAGGTATTTATCCAGAGAGCTTTACAAAATATATAATAAAATTTTTACTAAGGAACTAAAAATTGATACTAGAGAAATGAATAAAATATATAGAATATACAGGTTAAGGTCAGAAAGTATATGCTTTATTAAAAATAGTAGCGTGAATTTAAGATATAAAGACTTTTTAATAAATATAGAATCAGGAATAAATTTAAATGCTGTAAAGAGTAATGGCTTGAATTTAGAAATAAGCAAAGAGTTAAGCAATGCTGAGAGTAGCTGCTTAGGTATAGAAAAAAATAAGCAACTAGGCAGTGCTAAAAACAATTATGTAAGTATAGAACTTGGAAAACCAATGCTAAGAATTTATGGCAATAAGTTTAATAAAGAGGAAGCTTCTAGCCTTATAGATCATGGAAGAAAAAATATATTATTGGGTAAATGCAATGATATATTTTTGAGCAAAAGTGCACAGATCCTTGATAAGGATAAACCTGTGGAGCTAATAAGACCATATATTGATGATGTATGTAAATTTACAGAAATGTATATCATCAGAAATAACATAAAACAGATTTCGTTTGATTTAAGTAAAAGGCTTTATGGAAGATACAATCTAAAAGATGTATTTAAAAGCAAGAATAAGCTTATTAATAAAATTGATATTAAAAATATTGGTAAAGTGAATTACCAATTTACCTTAAAGAAGGATTCATCAAAAAGAATAATTAAAAATTGTGGTGGAAGTTACCTTAATAAACTTAATTTAAAAAGAATATCTAGCAACATAAAAGCAAAGCTTCTTTATAAGCTGGGTAACAAAAATATTAGTAAAATAAATATCTATGGATTAAATAAAATTGTCTTAAAAGATATTTTTAGAAATAATTATAAGCTGTTTAGGAAGATAACTGATAAGAATATTTACTGCGGCAATGATGATATTGAGTTAACTCTGCAAGAAACAAACAATATAGCTAAAATTAGTGATAGATATTTAAAAAGTATAGTATCTATAAATATTTATAAACAGTTAGAGAAAGGACTATTAGATTTAACTGTAGTTGATATAGGACAAATTCAAAAGTATTATTACTTAAAAAATTATTTAAATAGAGAAATTCATAAGGAAGGCAATAATAACAAATTTATTGGAATTATTAAGCGTTGGTGGTGGTTAAATCCTACAGAGCCAAGGGACAATTTAATTATTCCTAATAAAGACTTTAATTATGATAGCAGTTTATTGAATAATCCTGACTATGAATATTTAAGATATGATAATCATCCCATTTCATGGGGAAATGACTGGGGTATAGATTTTAATATTCCTGCCTATGCAGTAAGTATAGAAATCATGTTGGATCTAGTGAATATCTTAATCATGATATGGCACAGTAATGTACAAGCATGGATGTGCTGCAGTGGAAAAGAGTCAATGCAGTTTATTATGGAACTTTTATATGATTGGTATACTTTGGATACTTCTAAACCTAACACAGATTATTATAGAGCCTATAGGTGGATAAGATGGGAAGCAGAAAAGGTGTATTTCTTGAATTTAGATACAGGATTACAAGCAGTAGGGGTACTTATAGCAAATTTGATAGACTATTTAAAGTATCATGAATTTAATTCAGTTTCATTTTGGAGAAATCTAAAAGCTATGGCCATAGAAAGAAACTTTAATAGAATGGCTCAAAATGGTGATTTAATGAAGCCCTTGGATAAGAAAAAAGGCAAGAGGTATTATTACATTGAAACTCAAAATATAGAAAAGAAAAATATTTTAGGGAGATGATACTATGGCAATTCCTAGCACGGTAGATTTTAGAAAACCAAGACAAAAAGAATGGGGAGTATTACAAAATAAAAGTTTAGTTCAATTAAATTATGGTGGAGTATTTGATGATAACGGAAAAGCTGTGAATTCTTATTCGACAAATTGCTATCAGGATGCACTTGAGCAGGCAAAACTCCTTATAGCACAAGGTACTGGAACTAACAATATACAAGTAGTTGAGTTTGTACCATATGATTACATGATGCAGCCTAATGTATAGGAGCTGGTTACATGAAACTTATAAAGGTTAAAGATGGATTACTTGAGGTTGAGAATTTTTTCTTAACCTCTTCTTTTAGTGATTTTGCTGGAAGTGCCAATGTAGTAAGAGATATAAGTACGGGAAAGATAAAATTAATTCCTAATAATAAGATTGAAAGAAATTTCAACCATAGTGAATTTGTTGTAGAGCTTGAAAAAGAAGATTTTAACAACATGGGTATAGATGATTATTCTGCAATGTATTTTGATAATGAGAAATATGCCTTTGGTATTAGAGATAAAAAGCAATTAGAGCAACATAAGTTTTGGAAAGTAGTTAAGCAAGATAGCTATATACAAGCGTATGTATCGAATGATGGTATTAATTATACTAATATAGGCGGTATGAATTTTACAGATGGAGTATTACACCAGGGATTTGAAAAATACAGTAATGAGGACTTTATATTGGATAATTACAAGGTATATGCAAGTCCTTATGTTACTATAGAAAATTTCCCGGAGAATACTGCTTGTGAACTGTATGATTCAAATAATAAGTTATTAAAAACTAGAACTTTTAACAGTGCTCTAGAATGTAAAGTATTTTTAGATGCTAATATTCAAGGGTATTTTATTTTCAAAGATAGCAGTGAAAATCAAATATATAAATCAGATTTATTGAATTTAAAATATGGTGATGTATATGTATTTAGTAAATATGAACTTGAAGTAATTTATAATGGCTTAGTCGTTACAAATACAAATCCAGCAGTACTAAAAGATCTTCAAGAAAGCATAACTGTCAAGAATGTTGATGTAGAGGATTATATAGGTTTAAAAATAGGGATACAGACAGTAAGTAATGATTTAATTCAATTAAGTTTGGACGGTGTAACATATTCAGATAGCGTAAGCGTAGATTTACCTCGA